TTTTTATCGCAATACTGTGCATAGGTTGTTTTACTTCCCTTGTAGAGTTTTGCATTTGGATTCTGAAAGACAAACCTAATATCTATGTTTGGATATTGATCGAATATCAGTTCCATCTTTTCTCTATCGGCTTTTACCCAACGTCCTTTTGTTTCCAAGTACATTGTTCCACCCTTTTTCTTTTGTAGAACAAAGTCGGGTGTGTAGGTGTGGTTTGTGGCTGGTCTAATATACGAAAGTTTCTCGGTTTCGTAACTGTACTTTTTCTTTGAGGATTTTAGATTTTCATTGATTGTATCTTCAAGACCAGAACGAAACCCGTGTTTTATCGCAACTGCATTTCTTTTCATATCAAATGTCCCATCTAACAATGATGTTCATATCTACGTCATCTCTCTTTTCAAGTGGTGATGCCAGTTTACCAATAGCAATAAGATCGTAGTTATCGTTGTATAAACCAATGGTTGTTATGTATGGATTGAAAAACGAACTTGTTACGTAATCATCTACTACTTGTGACTCCATATTCTTGTCTTTTCTGACAGTCCAATTTTGCGTAAAATTGAACTCAGATTTTCTGATTTTACAAATAACCTCATACTCATAAAGGGTGGTTGTACTACGAAATGAGCCTGTGAAACCGTATTGTGTTCCACTAAAATCAAAGTTACCAGTTTCACCTAAGAATACATCCCAATACTTAGGTCTTGGGTCGGAAACAACAATCATACCGTGTTTATAAAACACATTACCTATTCTTGCCGTCTGATAAGCATAGCCGGTTGAAAAACTGTTATCCCCCAAGTAACTTATCTGTTCTGTTGTGAGTCCTTTATTGTAAACCCGTATTTCATCCAAGTACCCACTAAAGCTACCAGATTGTGTACCATTACCACCAACATAGAACTTGTTTTCGTTACTTGTATTGGTGGAAATTGACCCGCTAATCTCACCACTCAAGATACCGTTCACCCATATTTGATAATAGCTTGCGCTTTTTTGGCAAACAATATGATTCCAAATTGATTCAGATATTGCACTAGATGTTACAGATAGTAACGTGTTTCCAGACTTTTGAGAAAACTCAAGTTTGTGTTTGTAAGACGCATCAGCAGTTTCGTTGTAAATACGTATATCAAACGGATAATTAGTAGCACCACCGTATATGGTGGTTGTTCCAGCATTACTATCAACTTGGGAGACAACTTTTGTTTGTCTATCTTTTACGATAAACTCACGTGTTGTTTGTTTATCAAATAGACTGTTATATGTTTGCGTCAAATTCGATTGAGTAGGTGGGATGTTTATCCAAAAACTAAATGCAAAACTAGTTCTTCCACTAAAGTTGAACTCGGTTGGTCTTTCTATGTTGTAATAACCACCATCTAAATACGCAGAAACACCACTTGATTCTGAAGTATCGGTTGTAGGTATACCGGGTAGATACGTTATCTGTTTGTTCCGTATAGATGTAACAGTGTTATGCAATGGGGATGAATCCAAAACGTACTCTGTTGGTTTATTCCTAAAGTTATATTCTCTGTACTTTTCATTGAAACCGACGTATAAATACAGTCTATCATCACCAACAATTTTTGATTCATCAAACGCGTTGTCTTTCAAATTACCACTACCATCATCTGTCATGTGAACTTGTCTAGATGCTGATGGATGTACATTTGTTATGTTTACAGTACCTCGACGTATTCCCTCCCCAAAGACACCTTGTGGTAAAACCATGATAGAACTAGACTCAGCGAGATAAGTTACCCTACTATAATCAGTTATTACCGTAGGCGTTTTTTCTTTACTATACTCCGTGTAGAAGTTGTGATCTAAATAATACCAAAGTAGTTTTGGATCTAAACTTTGTGTAGTAAAGATTCGTTCATACAACGAAGACGAAAGATTTGCAACAGCCCCGTAGTACTTATGGTTCTCAGGATAGTATGCTCTGAAGACGTTTATGTCATAAAGTCCATAATAGTTATTTGGCTCGTTTGAATCTGATGAGATTTCCCATAGCTTGTAAACTTCAAATGGACGAACTGTGTAGTCACCCTTTTTGAGTTTCTTCCAAATAAGACTTACTGTATTTCCAGTTTGAAATGACATATTAGTTCAATCTCACTACTACTTCAAATGTGCAAATTTTGCCTTCGGTTTTTAGGATAGGATTTCTAAGTTTACCCACTGCTAACAATTCTTTCTTACGATTGTATAATCCAATCGTTGTTATGTACGCACTAGGACGATTTTTGAAATAGTCATATTTCAATAACCCATAACTACCACTCACATATGTATAATTAGTCGATAGATTGAATTCAGTAGGTTCTGCTCTACAGAAATAAGTTTCTGTTAGAAATGTCTCAAAAGATCTAGCGAAAAACGATCCACTAGGACGATATGCGTTTGGAACTGCGGCACCACTTATAGCCAAGAATAAACGATTTGCATTTTGACCGTCAGTGGATGAAGTAACAGTACTGAAAGAACATGACTGGTCTAGCACTACACCATCTAATACAATAAGTCCCATCTTTGGAAAGACAACACCCCATGCATCATCACTAACTTCATTATAGACACCATCACGTAAAGATCCAGATGTTATGTAGTAAAATTCTTGAATCCCTTCGTTTGTAACTATCTCTTGTTTGGTGTCTTTACTATCATCAATCAAAGTAAAAAATCTAGTCGAAGTTGGATGTGTAACAGTTCCACTCGATGACAATTCACAAAGTGATAGTTCAAAATTACCAGCATCCAATTTTTCCTTGTACTGAGTTCTGTCCAACTGTATAGCATAGAAGTAATCACCGTTTTTTCCATTCTTGAATGGAAACTTTCCAGCTGTATTCCCGAAACACTCTAACATATACTTTCTATACATAGTTTTTGCAGGATAATAATCTACCTCACCCTCTACGTAAGAAGAGCCCGACCCCGATATATGACAATATGTAATATCAAACTGGTGATACGAATCTGTTGTTCCAGGTTGTTCATTGAAAACTGAAGTGTAGTATCTCTGCTGCTTAGAAGATAAAGACCCCGTATAATACGTTGATAATTTTTCACCCGTACACTTGAAAAGACCCTTTGTCTTATATCGTAATGTTGGTAATGAGTAATCTGCTATCTTTGAAACCTTCTTGAATACGTAAACATTATTGTCATCTGTTTCAAGGTCTTCAATTATCTCATCAATGAAGTCATCAAATTCGGAAAAATCTCTATCAATGTTTTCGTTCACAATAACAGTTGGTGGTGGGTCTGATATAACCCTCGGTTCGATTATGATATTTCCATCTTCATCAAAGCTATATCTTTCCGGTTCATCCGTAGCAAACCCAACATCATTCAACTGACGGAATCTATCTAATAGATAGTTTCTCACAAGTCTAAGATATACTTGTTCTACCCTAATTCCACGAATGGCACTAAATGGACTATCAAACGTATTGCCTGGATCTGCCAGTACTCTCTCTAAAAACTCCTCACGTTCTCTTATAAGTTTCAAGCTAGCATTTATTTCTGCGTTTGTTCCCGCTGTAAATATAGGATCGATATTTTCGATTGGAACATCTGTTCCTATGAGTTCAAATTGAGTTTCAAATCTCTCGATTGCCAGTCTTTCAATTTCATCTTCACCAACTGGTTCTTCGAAAATACCACCTTGAATTTGTGGTGGTGGTGGTAACATAGCCGCACTTACAGTAGATACTAAAACTGGTTGTACAGATGGTGGGATAACAGGAACAGGTAAGGATTCTTGTTGTAGAGACTCGAAGTATGTTACAAGTTGGTCTTGATAAATTGAGTCAACAAGTATAACGTAGTTTGCAAAAATAGATGTGGTTGGATCGTTGTAGATATACTTTACATTGTAAGGATCAGTTGTATCAAATGACCAGTTTTCTTGCAATGGAATAGAACTAGCATTTATACCACGCATGAGTGCTTTAGTATTATACCTAAACAGAATTTCTTGTTGCTGTAAAAACGTTTTATCGATTTTTGTGTGAATTGAAATATCCTCTAATTCACTATCTGTTAGTTTACCAAACTCAAATTGGAACTCAACATCTGGAAGCTGACTATTCAATCGTACAATGTCTATACCTTCTTTTGCGGTAATGAATATAGATTGTCTTCTTGATGTCTCTATTGTATTTGGTACATTAGTTACTTCAATTGTCTTGCCTATGTTTAGAGGTGAATCGTATCCACCTCGCCACAAAGATCCTATGAAGCCAACTTCCTTGATTTCATATTCGGCAGCCATATTACCAGTTCAATCTGATTTTTATTAGAACGTCGTTATCGAATGACTTGTTTATTGGTCTACTTAGTTTTGCTATTGCGAGTAACTGATTGAAGTCATCGTAAAGACCAATACTCGTAATGTATGTTTGTGGGTTCTTGTCATAACAAGCGTGTAAAAATTCACCACCACTTCCACTGACATACGTTGGATTATTACTGTAATTAGCAAGTGGTGCAGATACACGAACGAAGTAATGGTTTGTTGTCTTATACTGTACATTTCTTGCTTTCATATAGCTTCCCAATGTACCGGAACCACTTATAGAAGTGAAAAGTTTGAAAGCATTATCACCGGCAACATTACTACCTGTCACTGTATTGAATCCAAGCTCAGTATTTAGTTTGTATGGATCCAGTACTATTACACCTAAGTTGGGGTATACAACACCATACGTATGTCTATTAGCAGAAACAACCTCACCATCGTTCAAACTACCACTGACAATATCATATGATACATAAGGATCGTGTGTACACGTAATACTATCAGACCTGTCACCTGAGTTATCTATGAATGTCAAGACCTTACTTGAAGAAGAAACTTCAACATTACTTCCGGTGAACACATTGTTTGCATAAGCACCACCGTTTAGTTCAGCAAGTGCAAGTTCCCAGTTACCAGGATCCACTCTATCACTCATACCTGTACGTGAGAAGTTTATGACATAAACATCTTTTGACGAAGTAGCTACACCATTTGTGTAGAAAGTAAATTCAGTTTGAGGCATATCAAGTGCCATCAATCTATATTGTGAGTAGATAGCTCGTGTTGAGGTATCATTCAATTCACCATCCGCCCATACAGAACCAGAACCAGCATTGTGACCATACGCAACTGCAAAGTATGGAGTCTTACCACATGAATCACAATCGGTCACCTCATAGTAGTGATTTTTTGAAGCAGTTGGTTGGGTTGAACTTGTGTGATGGCATTCTAATGTTTGTGCCCCATCAAAGAGACCCTTTGTTCTAGCACGAATCTTTGCAGTCATCACATCCTTACCCAAATCAAGTGGGTGATAAACTTTTACAGTTTCCGGTGAACAATCTGCATCTTGTTTTCTAAAGTATCTTACGAAGACACCTTGTAGATACAACTCACGTCGTCCATCGGCATATACCTTGTAAACGTCTTTCTTTATCACACCCAAACATGGGTCACCAAATACGTCTTCTGGTGTAAGTTCTTTTTCTTCAAGTCTAAATTCACAGTTTGGATCTATTTGTTCACCAACATATTCAACTCCACGTTCGCCTGTAATAACAGTAGCAACAGACTCGATATTCTGATAGGAAATTATTAGAGTACGAGATTCGTCTGCATATACTGGTATACCGAAATCATCAGTGACATCCTGCACTTCTACAAAGGTTGCTGGTTTAGCAATTCTACATGGTTTACTTGGATGTTTTTGAAATGGCGTTGTTCTTAGAACTTCATCAATTGGTATATCGTAAAGTCTACGTGTACCAACTATTTTACGTGTACCTGGAATAAGTACTGGATCTAGACCAACAAAAGGCCCGCGTGGGCCGGGTGGTTCAGCCGGTGGTCTTGGTGTAAACGTTCTCTCTGTTACACAGTAATCAGGCTGCTTGCCAAGATTACAAGTTCTAGCCCAATAATCTGCAACTACATTTATGTCTCCTTTTGGTTGAGCCAGTCCCGGTAATACAGACTGTGTAGGATCTTGTAAGTTAGAAACAACAGCTACAAGATCAATTGTTCCACTGGAAGAGGTGTCTGATACTATTACCGTTTCACCGTTTGCTGCAGTCTGTTTTATAAATCTAGAAGCACTCTTGACTCCAACACTTGCCTGCTCGATAATTGCTTGTCTTAGTCTTTCTGTTGTTATTCTAGTACCACGAGTTCTACGAGTACCAACTACACCATTTTCTACAGCATTGGTATCCGTTTCGTTGAATTCATCAACGTATGACGATATATCAATGTATCCAAGTAGTTCTGGTGCATATGAAAATGAACTTAGGTTATTTGCATCAACACCAAACAATCGTGCATTTCCCGAAGGATAACACGTTCTATAAATTGGTAATAGTATTCTACATCCTCCCTCACCTGGTCGTTTTGAAAATTCAGGACAACCAAAAGAGTATCGATAATCACACGTTGGTTCATTATTGATGATAACAGGAGGTGGTGGGGGTACTGGTGGGAAAGTGATGTCATCTATAATTCTAGTCCCGCCTGATAAATCAGTACCACCCCGTTGAGGTGCTAAGTCAGGATTGGTTCTACCACCAACACTGGCGTCCACTGGATTTGGTGTGACGATATTACGTCTACCAGTTATATCTACAAGTTGACTTCCAGCATTTAGAGTTGGGGAGTCTACAAATGTAAGTGCCTGAGTAAGATTTCTAGCGGCTACAGCACTTTCAAGTGCAATACCCTCAGAGTTGGCAAGTGATTGTTCAGGAGATATACCAAATCTTTGAACAAACTCGTTACGAATGAGTCCAGCTGTAATTGTATCACCCCTTTGGAGCGCTGACTCATAATCTCTTCTAAGTGACAATTCTGAAAATGTTGTTGCCATATGCGTTTATCTCAATAATCTAGTTTAACTTTTATAACCAACTCTCTATCAAATGACTTCTTTACAGGTTTACTTAGTTTTGCAACCGCAAGCAATTCCTGATTATCGTCATACAAACCAATCGTAGTAACATAAACCTGTGGATCACGCACCATTGAATCATATTTCACTACACCAGAACTACCACTAATAAAGCTATCATTCGTTGTATAGTTGTACTCACCATTGAACAGTCGTACAAAATAGTATGTTGAAGACATTACTTCACTCGTTCTACCTTGAAATGACCATGATACATCAGCCGCCATAGCTTCATTTATAGCAGTGAATAACTTGAAGGCGTTATCAAATCCACTTCCAGTTGCAGGGACACGTTCTGTATTGAATGAAGCAGATGCATCAAGTGCCTGTCCATTCAATACTATAACACCACGGTCTGGATAAAATAATCCCCACGGTGTTGTGTCTGGTGTGTAAATACCGTTCGCGATAGAACCACTTCTAACATTGAAAACTCTACCACCCAATTGTGCTAAGTCAGTTGTTGATGCCGAAGAATCATCTATCAATGTGATGTAGTTATCTCCTGAACCCGAAAATGAAAGTTGCCATGTCTTTGTATCCATTCTATCTTTGAATCTGGCTCGGTTTACGTTTACAACGTATATGTATTCGGATGTCTCACCACCAGAGAAAGTGAATAAGGTATCACCTGCATTCAAAAGCATCTGTCTATATTGTGAGTACACCGCCTTTGTAGGAAAGTCATATAGATTCTGAGCACCCGAACCAGTGGACGAACCACTCCCTACAGAATCACCATAAGCAATGCTAAACTGAGACTCGGCACCTTGTAAGTTTGATTGACTATTGTAAACTTCGTAGTAATATCTCTTCTGATTAGTAGATTGAGCAGAGCTGGTATAAATAGCTGTTAGTGCTGCTTGACTCTTAGACCAGAGCGGAGCTGATACCACTTCCTTTTGATTTGGAGCCACATCTATGTCATCCACGAAAGGAGTAAAGGTTTTACCGTTTCTAAGGCTTTTACGTATTAGAATTTGTTCTTGTGTCATAACTTTTAGTACTCTAATTTCACAGTAACTGATAATTCACTATTGAATGATTTTTGAAGTGGTTTACTCATTTTTGCGATAGCAAGCAGATCACCACTGTCATTGTAAAGTCCGATAGATGTTATGTATGTGATCGGTTCATTTGTGAAGCTTGTATTAGCAACAACGGCGGAACTACCACTTACATATGTAGGATTATTACTGTAGTTGAATTCAGTATTGGATATTCTTACGAAGTAAAAATCTTGTTGTTTTACATCAACGGCTCTAGCTGTAAATCCAAAGTCTTTTGTTGCAGATCCACTTATAGATGTGAATAACTTGAATGAGTTGTCACCAGCGATGTTACTACCACTAACGGTATTGAATGACGCGGAGATGTTCAACACATCAGCAGAGACAATAATTGTTCCGAGGTCAGCATAAACAAGTCCGTAATAGTGTGGGGCAGATGGATTGTGTACACCATCAGCTAAACTACCACTTACAAGATTTCTAACAGGAGAAGGTATACCATTATAACCCAAAGCGTCAGTCTTATCTGCAGAATCATCAATAAGCTTGATAATCTTTGGATTAGAACCTGAAACTTCAACTGCACTTCCAGTGTGTGCTGAATTTATCTTCCCACTACCACTAAGTTCGGCTAGACATAGTTCAAAATTACCCAAGTCAATTTTATCACCGACTTTACTTCTGTTGAAGTTGATAGCATAAAAATCATAAAGTGTTGTTGCAGCTTCATCACCCAAACTAAACAAAGTTTGAGTCGGTTCTAAACAAAGTAGTCTATACTGTGAATAGATAGCTTTCGATGGTGTATCACTTGCCTCCCCACCTTGTGATAGTGAACCCGATCCAGCATAGTGTCCATATGCAACGGAAAACACTTGAGCATCTTCACAATCTAAAGAAGCAGAACTCCATACAGCATAGTAATATTCACGAGATGAAGTAGTCTGGGTTGAACTTGTGAAGAAAGTCAATAATTCACCTGTTCCAGCCGACCATAGTCCACGGGTTTCGATTACCTTTTCAGCTGCCGTCATCGGCATTCCAGATTGATCTAGTGGTCTTTGAACAGGTCTAAAAATTCTTGAATTATTCGCCATATTTTGTTCCTATCATTTAGTTGAATCTATAACAGTCGTGACTTATGGTGCAGTTTGAGTTGGTGGTGTTACCGTAACGTCGATTACGATACGTCCGCCAGTTTCATTTGCTGTGATGATAACCTTTGTTGTCTTTTGTGTAGCAATAAGTCTTGCCTGACTATTTGGCTCAACACGGAAAGTTTTACCAACAACCGAGACAGAGTTCGCTGTCTCTGCATCACCAGCCATTGAAGCCTGTGGAGCAGAAGAAAGTCCTGCAATTTGACCACCATTAGCAACCTTTAGTGTAAAGTATGTACTGTCAAGAAGTGTTGCGGTGTAACCAAGTGTAGCATTCAAACTTGATTCGTTTATGTTGTTACCACCCTTGTAACGAGTTTCCGGTACAATGTTAGGTTCAATACTCGAAGCATCTGTTGCGTTCACAGTAATAGATGTACTACCAACTGTTACAAATGGAATAGCAGTCGTACCCTTAGGCAGGGTAATTAGCTTATACTTCATGGATTGAGTTTCATCAGGTACTGCCTCTGTTACCGGCATACTTTCGATTACAACACCATAATAATCAGAACCGAGTGGGTGTGCTGGATTCCATAGATCGTAATCTACTTCGTCGTCTGCCAAAGCAAATTGTGTAATAGAGAAGTTTTGTCTTCCTTTTGCTAAAAGCTCACGTCCTTTTTTCGTAAGGATAGCGTCCACTGTAATTGAGGAATTGTCTAAATAACCCATTGTTGTTACTCCTTGTTGAATATACTGTTACTCATATAAATATCAAGTTTTTTTGTTTTTCATATTCCACTATTTGTGAAATTTTGATTCAAGTTTATCTGATTAGGATCTACTATAAATACTTCTACTACTGGCTTACCGTCTGGAGATTCACTTGAATCTACATTTATATCCGGCCCACTCAATTTACACCCATCAAAGCGATGGTCTCGTATTGGTTTTGGTAAGTTATGTGGATTCTCAAAACTTGCACTTGTAAATGTATACGAGAAGTAATTTCGTTCATCCATATCTTTGCTACTGGTGTAAGCAAAAACGTACTCACTGTAATAACTATCACGTCTAAAAGATTGTGTTGATTCAAATACAGCTTGAGACTTACCTGAGTCATTTCTCTGAACAATCCAACCCGAACCAAATCCTATATCTGGACTTCCTTCAGAGTAAAATACGTTTTCTCTTTCAAACGTATTGGTGAATGCAGTATCAACAACACCAAATATAGTCGAGACTCCAGTGCCGACTCCAGATGAAATACTTCCGAAAACTCTACCATATGTCCTGTTTTGAATCAAACTGGTGTAAGTTGTAAGCAACGAATTTATAGAACCTGTAGTTGTAGTTATGGTCGTTTTGTAAGGAACAAAAGTATTACGTACAAAATTTGCAAATCCCGTACCACGAGAACTTGTTATTTCTAACTTATACTGTCTTGCAAATCCAGTTGGAATAACTACAGTGTCATAGTCTCCAGCAACATTTATATCCTGTGATCCTTCAAACTGTATAGCTATATCGGTTTCACCATCGATTTCTTGATAAGAACTTTCATTCTCAAAGCCAATCAGGATAGTGGCTCTTTTAGAAGATACGGTGGCACTTGGAGTACCAGACGAACTAATCTCGTTTGTTCTAGTTACTGTTTCAGATACCCCGCTAAAATTCCTCACCAAACGAACTTTTGATCTCTCCAAGATATTTGGTTCAACAACTATACCAAGAATCTCGTTTACACGGGCTGGTAAAGTTTGGCGAATTTGATCAAAGATACTAAAGTCAAATTGTGATATTAGACGAATGTAAGCCGTAAAGTCATTTTTATTCGGGTATTTTTGCCAGTACTCTCTCGCAAACCACTTTAGTCTTGGATATTCATCTTTGTCTATATTGGAATACTCACCAAAGTAGTCATCTATTGAAGTGTAACCTATTGCCTCGTAGATGTCTTCATTTATTATACTCTGAGGCGAAAATGCTACCATGAGCTTATTTGAGTCAACCGAGAACTTATCAAATCTAGATACCTCGGATGAGTAATTGGGGTCTAACCCACCAAGCAATGATCCAGAGTCTAAACGAACTTTTTCAGCGAAAGGTGTATTGTTTCCTACCGTTGCAACTTCCATGTTGTAGGTTTCAGTTATCGACTCGAAAGCATCATAATTGAATCCAATTAGAGATGCGGTTTTTGGAGACGAGTAGAAACTACTCAGTGTTTGATTGGGGTGTGAACTAGCTATACTTGAAGTCAGTGTAGTATCAAACTCCTGCCAAAACTTGAATTGAGCTTGTAGATCATAGAACGAAGATGTTGAACTATTTCCGTTGTATGCTCTTGGAGCAATAACGTGATTATTGAAAGAACTTTCTTCAAGTGGAGAAGACCAATATCTCAATTCGAAAATTGAACCCGATAAGATGTTATCAGTTTGAATATTAGATCCAGATCCGATATACAGATTTCCATCTGATACCCACGCCTGATTGTAACTACCACTGGTTGTTCCGTTTATAGAAATACTGGCAGATTGTTCTATTACAAGTTTGCCATACTTCGCTGTTTTTACAAAAACATCATAGGTCTGATTTGATGCAGTCAAATCATTACTCAGATTTCTACGGATCATGAGACTTATTGGTACATCATCATAGAAATACTGATCGTAGAATGACGCCGAAGTATATGTTGTTCCATCACCTATCCAAAAAGCCAATGTACCTTTACCAAGATCGGTTCCTGAATTTTTGTCCATTGTTACAAACCAATCCACTCGACTTCCCGACTGCTTCTGAAGCAGGGTCTGTGTTGAATTGCCTGTGTAGGCATATCTACTCTCTGGTTCCATTTTCCAACGGAATGTCAGGGTGTCTGGATACTGCCATGCACCCGTTGGACTTGTGACCTTTTCCCACGGAATACTAACATAACTTGCAGTGGTTGGTGTTGGTAAAGAACCACGTAGATTTAGATAGTACGTGTGTTTTTCCCACTCTGCTCTTGGAATTATTCCCAAGTCTGCGTTATCCGGCCCACCAAATTCACGAATAGTTAGAATAGTCTGTGGTATACCATAAGCAGCAAGAAGTGCTTTTATACCACGGGCAGTTCCTTTTGTCTTGTAGATGTATGGAAGATTATTGAAAATACGCCTCCACACTTCTTTTGTTCTCTCTTCGTATGATTTAGCAAGGTACTTGTTTATGGTTGTTTTTCCAGTCCATATTGGTTCGGTACTACCACTTATACCAAGTGCATATTCCCATAAATCTTTTGTCTGAGTTCCATGTGATAACGTCCAACCTAAGTTTCTTGTTGCGTCAAATATAAGATCCTGTGAAATACCATCATTTGGATGTTCCATTCTTAGGTTCTTCTTCAAAATGTGATCCGTGTACAGATACATAATATCAAAGTGTTGACCTAACATATTGACGAACGTTACGGCCTGGTCGTTATCACTATCTTCTCTGATATGATCTGGTAGTGCCTTTGCTAACGCTGTGTAATTTTTTGCATCATAGTCTGTTGCATACTCAAGAAGTGAGTCCAACCAATTTTCTACGAAAGAAGATGTGTATGAATAGAAATTGAATTTTCCTTCCTTCGTAGCTATGTCATAGACACTAGCAGTTACATCAAGTTCGTATTTTGGATAAGGTACTATTGACGCACTTATTTGATAAGTGTAGTTGTAACTACCAGTTGAGTTATAGTATAGATATTTTTCAAATCCATCAAATCCACTTATAACCTTATCCTTCAGTAACTGAATCTTTATACGGTTTGTTGCAACAGATCCAGTTACAGTAGAAAGTGTATTGAGTTCAGTTTTATAGAACTCAATGAGTTCCATTTTATATGCAAAGTTGTCAACACGATCTCTTGCATTAGAATAATAGACAAAGTTCTTGAAGTCTGTATAATCCACATTCAGTGTAACTGGTAAACTCGAACCTGAAATATATCGGTTTATCAGTTGTTCAGATGTCTGAACATTTTCACTAAGGATTTCCGTCCATGACTTATATTCGGTATCCGATGTAGTCCAGTAATCATAATCTACCTCAAAATTCGGCCCCTTTATAAATGGAATCTCTGGCTCAAATTGATCGGGTAAAATGTTTACCGTGTCAATGTACGGTTTCATCAACCTAACGGCAACCCAACACGTAAAGAAAATGTCTAAGTCTGGACTAAGTGGTTCGTATAGTTTTACATAGAATGAGAATGGGTCGCCATCTGATGTAACGTTTATAACATCAACAAGCTTGTTTTCTCCAAAATTCAAGACTATTGGTGGTATAAAGGTTTTCGGTTTCAGATTCTCAAGGACAAATCTAGCAAGTTGAGCAACCCCTTGTTCAGAGTTTGGATTCGTAAGTGAAAGTTTTAGCTCCGTTCTATCGTCAGATATTTCGGATATAAACATCTTGTCTTTAGAATCATATGATCCTATAAAGTCACGTAAGAAGTTGTAAACAACTTTGTATTCAGTTGGTGGAACACTTAGATTTTCAAGATCTCTGTGAATCTGTAATGACAAACTTGGATAGTCTTTACCATCAACTAAAGAATACGTATCAATGTTGTATGCTGATTTTACGTAAAACAAGTTTCGTAAAAATACATGGAGTTCTACATTGAATGAATTCTTTCCAGTAACTGGATCTATAACACTCGGATCAAATTCTGGTACGATCGTTCGCTTTTCTAATAATGCAAGATCTTCAAGTGGAAATGTAATTCCCCTCTTTGGATTGTTATCTGCGATTATCTCGTTTATGTTCTTGTATTCAAAGTTTGCCATTTATTTACCACCCGAATGCTGCACCATTATTCTTGATTTCATCTAGTATAGTCAGTATGTTTATTAGTTGATCTTGATCCCTACTTAGTCTTGTTTTTATACCAGTGGCCGCTTGAAATGCTAACGATCTACTGCCACCCAAATCATTTGTGGCTGGAAACTTGGATCCGACTTCCAATGCTATCTTTCTTATGACAGATGTTGCAAATCCACGGACTTTTGCTTGGTCTTCAACCCAAGCATCTAACGCAGCAACTATAGTGTCATACATACCATTGTTGTTTAGACTTCCGTTCACATCATTTAGAATATCATTTACGTTTCTCAAAACTTCTTCGGCAGCCGCTTTATCCGATATACCAGCAACTATACTCTTTATCTGTGGTTTCAATTCATTATTCCACTTCAGATGTTGTTTTATCTCTTCAGATGGATTGAATGGATTACCCTTTGCAGGTGGAATAAATACATAAGTTGATTTTGTTGGCTTCTTTGCACCAAGTATGTCCAAAACCCTGACAAACTTAGTGTATGTTGTTTCTGATATAACAGTTATCTTATCCCATTTGTCTAAGATTTGCTTTATGACTTCTGCCGCTGGATTTTCTGGATCTGGCTCAGGTTCCGTCGGTTTTAGAGAATCTGCTAGACCACTTACAGCCTTTTCAAAGGCAGCTAATTGTTTAGTGGAAGCTTCCTCCGACTTTTTAGCTTGTGCCTCAATTTGTGTAGCAAGTGCATCAAAAGCATCAGTTGTATTTGTAAGTTGTTGTGAAACTTTATCTTCCAATTCAGCAAGTGTTGCATCTATAACTTCATTTAGTGCAATGATCGTTTCATCTTTTACAATGCTTTCATCAACGATAAGATTTCTCTGTAAAGAAAGTTCTTCTATTATGCGATTCAAGTCACTTATATTCTCGTCTTTTAGTGACACAAGTGAATTCAGATTGCCTAAATCAACTTCTAAAGATTGTAATTTGGCCTGTAACGCAGGTAGACTATTGGAATCGGATATAATTAGGTTTTTGAGATTCTCAATGAAATCTGCATTATCAATAACGCCATCGCCTGTTGCATCAACTGGAAATAGAGTGTCAAACTCTGCTGCACGACGTAGAACATTTTTTTCAGCAGTAATAGCATTTTCAAGTTGGTCGAACTTCTTATCAACAACATAATTGAAAGATTCAATAGCAAACCGCTCATCCAACAATTCAACTTTCACAACACCTTTATTTCTAAGGTAGTTATCAAATGAAATTATACGACCCAACTCATCTCGACTAACACCAACAGTTGTGTCTATATCTTGTTGTGTTTTTTTAGTTAGTTCATCTAGTAGTGAACGTAAGGATTCTGATGGTAAGACTCCAGTTTCACTTCCTGTTAGCATTTTTCTAACTATGAAATTGAAAAATGGGTCTAAAGGTTGGTTTGTAATTCCTTCCAAAAGATTAGATGATCTTACTATGTCACCACTATCTATAGCAGCTTGAATTCTCCTCTGCTCAGCTATGTACTTTTTGACATAATCGTAGTCAGTTGAAGATTTGAAATCTTTGAACTTTTGTAATAACTCATCCTTTGGTTGAAATACTTCACGATTCACACCCAACTTAGTTTCGTATGTGAGTGTAATGTTTTGTGATTCAAAGTAGTCTATAAATTCCTGAGCGGTTGGAAATTGGAGCGTCGGAAACTGTGCTATCAAGGCCTCAGCTTGAGTCCTTTCAATTCCGTTTTCAAACAAAAACTGTTCTATTCGAATCATCTTGAAACCTTGAAGTAATAGTTGTTATCAAAGATTTGGGAAACATCCCCACCATCAGTATCGACTCTAACTAAGACTCTGTAAAATCTTTCTGGTTGAAAAGAATTCATCCACAAATTGAAATAGTTACCTTCAGTATCACAACTTATTTTACTACCAGTTAGGTTGAATGGTATTATTACTTCATCCGTACTCGCATCTCTCACCTCATAGTATGAAGAAGATGGGAGATAATACTTCTGAGTGTAATACGATTGTGTTGTGTATGTTTTCTGAGGATACTTCGTATAAGCATCGACTCTTATCTTTGCCTTTTCTGTTTCAGAATAGGATCTTTTCAAGCTTACACCGACCACAACATCCTCCAGAGACACAGATGGAAGACTACCAGTGATAAACTGTGAGTCATCCCATACAGCTTGTAGTCTTGGCACGTAAATGGTGTTACTATCTGCACTAAAAAACTTTAGACTAGTTACCGATTGATTTAGAGCTTCCAATTCAGTTGAAAACTTCAGTATGAACCCCTCGTTGTCAAATCTACCAGAACCGGTTATCCACTTGTTCACAATAGATGTAACATCCATGTAAATATCAGATGACTCGTATGCAAATGACTGCGTACATTCTGTGTTTTCAAACGTCCACCAAGTTCCACCACCCACATTGGTAAAGTAGGATCCAGTTGAACTGGCAAACAGAGCACCAAAAATCAAATCAGCGTCAACCCAAGATTCGGATATTTCATCCCACTCGTAATTTATACCGCCAGTTACTTCAGTTACACCCCAAAGTCTACCAACTTGTTTTGAACTACGATATGTCCAAGAAGCACCATCTGTTGTTATTGGAGTGTTGAAATATTTTCCAGTTCCATTTACCCATGTACCGCTCACAGGATACGCATACACGGTGTACTCTTGTGGTATCTCTCTAACTTCGGCGGTTCTAAGCTGAAGGTAATATCTAGCGTCACTCCCAATCTTTCCAGAGTTTACTCTCGACTCTATATCAGTCATATCGAACTTCATAAGAATTCGACTGTTGTAAATAGAAGACGAACCAACCAACTCATGTGAAAGCTCAAGTATTTGATCAGTTCCCGTATTTAGGGATTCTGTCTTTTCATAGATAGTAGTATCAAACTTCGGGTAAATTGTGTAGATCATCCAAATGCCCTCACTCTACCAACAATATCATTGTCAGGATATTTGATTTCAAAAATAGATGGATCGAGGGATGGGAAAATGATACCATCCTTCGTTGCACGAACTAAATCATAAGCATATGGTGAATAACCTAATGTTGTATCATAATAGTTCACAAACTTCACATCAATTACAGTTTGAACACCTTCAACTCTGTCCAGTTCAGTGAAAACGTTACTGATCACAATGGGTTGGTTTATCTGCCAACGTTTTATATCGAAATATCTCTTTAGTCGTTCTATACATCGAAGTATTACTTGGTTACCATTTTGATCTGGTAACGTTATGATGTCAAACTCCACACCGATATTCACAACATATGCGTCCTTTATGTTTATGGCATCAGTGAGCATACGGTGGTGATTTATGTATGTCTTTAGATTCTCTTTAGTCGCATCATTTATAGTAGTTAGTTTGTTATTAGCATCATATCCAAGTACATATAAATTCAAAGCCAGATCGTTCGCAACACGATCACTATTGAAGATAGATTCCTCGGTAAGTTGTGTGTCTTTTGTGATGTAAGCTTTTGCAATTGACCCGTAACGTTGTGGTAAACTATAAGCACGTATTATGTAGTCTTCTTTTGTTACCGCTCTATTCTGTGACGCAAATGAGGCAAGTGCATTCTGACGGATTTCGTTTATGGTTTCACCGTCCATACCGCCGGTTGCTGGTTGAGTATTAGTTGTTGCTAGACTACCAATTACTTGGTTGTAAAGAGTCGTATCTAAGCCGGTTTCATCCAATGTTATAGTTCTACTTATGATTCGAGTCAAAGTTTCAGAACTAACGTTGTCACGAACTCCACCACCTTGTGTGTAGTAAACCGTCAGTGTTGTATTATTAGGTGCCAATCCATATGTCTTCGTATAAAGAAAGTTTGAAGGATCTATGTTTGGCGAAGCTGACGTTTCTATACCGGATAAAGATGAACCGATTAGGTCTGGATTCGGTATGATTTCCTCGTCATCAAAATCAGAAACTCCGGCTCCAAAGTTTATCTCATATGAGCTAGAGAAGTTGTTACCAAACGCACGTGAAGAAAATCTACGTGAAACTTTATTCAACTTCAACAAGTATGGTGTTTCATTTCTATGGATATTCAAGGATGTATCATTTCTTGGAATGTTCGGAACTGCCTCAAAGACAGTATCTTGTGCAAGATACGGTACATGATACCATTTATTTGCATCGGAGTCTATGGCATAAAGTATCTCAATAATTCTATCGTCTTGTAGTATGACTTTATCATATGGTTTTGGTGATCCGAAATCATAAGTTGTAGTCTTTAGAACACCAGAAACCGCGTTTACAGACTTCTTTAGTAAGTAAAAGGTTGGTTCGTTTGATATATCATCAACTTCGAAAACTGTTATCTCAGTTGGATCAAAAGAACTACTGAACCTAAAGTCTAAATACTCTATTGTTCTGAATTGAATACTACTATCGTTTTCCGCCGATACTTGCATACCGGGTTCTATTGCAAAAGCATAGTTCCAATCGGGTCTGTTGTTTATTCCACTACCAATAGCTGGTACAATTTGAAATACATCAAGAGTTACATTAGCAGCAACAGATGTCTTTGGTGTGTATCCAAATGATTGTGCAAGGTTCAAAATATTCTGAGTCTCTGATGCCTGAAGAATCATGGATTCTTGTAGAGCTACGTCGGTATAGTAAGAAAGTACATCACCAACGTAGGCAGACATTTCAAGAAACATCATACCAGGTGAAGACTCATTGAAGTCTTGGTATGAGTTAGGAAAATAATTCCTTGCAAAATCGATTAGATTTTGACGTAGTGATCCGAAATCTCTAGCGAGATAACGAATATCCTTTTTTACTAAATCTGCCATTAGTTCTGAGCCTCTTCTGTTACACGAATAGTTGCTGTTTCAGATATAAATATCCTGACCGGCAAATATATGTTTGTTCCTGAGATTTGAACACGTAAAAATATACTTAACGCGTGTTCGGGATTATCCACTTGACCTTCATCTGTTATGTTTATATCGACGGTAAGATCCGTAATAACCAAGTACGGTAACCAACGAGAAATCGCTGAAGATATTTCTCCTCTAAGTCTTGATGAGAAGTCCTCCTCATTACTGATGTTTTCAAATAACACACCCCGTATATCCGTACCAAATTCTGGTTCAAAGTACCTCTCACCTTTAGCTGTAAGTAACAGGTTTCTTAGGTTACTCAAAACTTGCTCACGGTTCGTAAAACTCTTGAAGAATACTCCACTCGGATTGTTGAATGGTATAGTAATACCAATTGGTTTTAGAGTCCCTGGTTTTGTCAAATCACGAATCTGTGATGTGTTTTGATCTACGGGTGAGTTGATGAGAATGGTTTTTCTTCTAAATGCCATTATTACGCTCCCTTTTTCTCATTCATCTTAGCCATGAGAGCTGAGTAATCACGCGTAAGCGCCTTTGATACTTCAGGAGTTAGTTCGCTATCCGAATAACCGTCAGGAACCATACTTGGGGTTTGTCTGCCAGCTACGATAGAGTCCGTAGTAAAACGCATCTCAGGATATTCATCATCTGACATGGCAGCTTCCATTGATAATCGTGTCTCATTCAGTATATCTTGAATACTACTCAAACCAGTTTTAGATGGTTTCTGTTTTGGTTTTTTTATCAAACCAACTTCTTTCATCAAACTCATACCGTGGTTTAGAGTTTCAGTATCCAACTTTTTCTTCATCTGACCCTCGTTCAGTTTTTTCTCAAGAGCATACTCTATCTCTTCACGAATTATAGTACGTATTTGTTTTAGTAACTTATCTAAACTCATCATCAGTCTCCACTATTTTTGTAAAGTAAATTGATTCAAAATCAAACGAATATCTTATGAAGGAGATTGTATGCCATAGGACTTACAGTAATATCATTATTTGATTTCACAACTTCTTCATACTGTTTCCAAGTTTCAGTTTTTATAACACCAACTCCAATTCCCTTTGTATACGGAATTTTAGTTCCTCGTTTTACAATATAAAGGTTACCACCACCACCACCCCAGGCGCCAAATGAAGATGAAATTTTGAAACCATATTGATAACCGTTCCTAGTATCATCTGGTTTTTGTGGTGCAGGATTTGCTCGTTGTTTTATTACATCAACAGAGTCTCCACCTTTATATGATCGTAGTGTCACACCTGTATTTCCTCCGAGTGAGTATATGATGCCAGATGGAGATATATGTAACAAAACTTCAACATGACCAGTATCAGTTACAATATACCCACCCGGCCAAGACTTTATTTTTTGCAGTAACTCTTTTCCTCTAGCGGTCAAAGAGTTGTCACCGGCTATATGATACCCTCTATAAAAAACAGCCACTATGTTGCTTTCATTATACAATGTATTTTGATTGATATTTGTTTTAGCAGCCAATGCAGTTTCATTTGATTTTTTTACAGCATCAAGACTAGCTATATTTTTTTGAATCGCCTGTATTTCTCCTTTAGTTTTTTGCAGTTGAATCTCAAGCTTTTTCAGACTAGCTGGTTTGGAGTTTTTATTTTTTTTAGCAGATTCTAGTTTTTTTTGGTTTGCCTTTTCTTCGGCTTTTTTTGCGTTCAATTCTTTATTTCTAGCACGTAGCTGCTTATTATAATCTCGTATGTTTTTTTGATAGGTTTGTATATCGCTATCATCTACATTTTGTATTCTATTGAAGGGACTCTTATCATAATACCCACTTTTACCATAAACAGAGCTAGTTCCTATTATAGATTTACGATCATTGTCAGACCGATAAAATGTATTCGTATGTAATACAAAATCAGTGAAATAACCACACCAAAATGGTTCGTTTCCCCAGTTTGCATTATTTGAATAAGTTCCTCTACCCCCATCTTCTCTCTGAACTATGGTGTTATCTGTAGATGCCAATATCATTGCTGCGTGAACCTCAGATCCCTCACCAAACATATATGGAATATTTTTATTGAATAGACCAACTTGTATACCATTTAGTGCCAAGCCTATGTCTATCGGTGACTCTAGTTTTATACCGGAAAACATCTTTTCAAGATCTTTTCCAAAATTGAAAAGATTCTTATATCGTTTCTCGACCAGTTTATTCAATAAATTGCTTTCGTTACTAGGCTTGGCATCACTGTTTCCCCTGTAAATTATGCCGTTTTCATCTGCTCCATCTGTTTTGTGCCATTCTAAAAAATACTTAGCAACTGCATTTGGATTTTGTTGAATTATTGGATTATCTGGAGTACTAGTGGGTTCGTCTTTCTTATCACCCGCAGCCACGATCTCACCATTCTTCAAGTCTGGATTTGGACCAACAGGGCCAGACAAAGCTTTCTCTTTAGCCTGTGCCTTCGCAAGCGCATCAGCTTCTTCAGCTTTTATCTGTGCAAGTGTCCTTCTTTCTATTTCCTCTCGTTCATTTTCTGCAACTACAGTATTCACCCCATCAGTCGGCTTTAGTGGATTCTCCGTATTTCTAATTGCTGTCTGTTCTGTTGTTATTGCATTCAATCCACCCGATCTAAACGAGGCTTCAACCTCCTCATCTGTAACAGCTCTAACCGAGATGTATCTAATCGGTGCAGTTGGAACAGTTTCACTTCTAATGCCGGGGTCATCGTCTTTTACGGCTTCGATAGAAAGATACTTTATACCACCAGTACTAGTTGGAGTCGTAGGAGTTGATGGTGTAGTTGAAATAGGCGAAGTTACAGAACCTAAATTTGAATCTCCGGTTACATCAACAGAATCAGTAGGTACAGATGGCACCACCACGCCAGTATCCGTTGGTGTGGTTATTGTTGGAGTCTCGATCAATCCATCTGGTTTAGGAAATATACCATTGTAGTCTCCCAAACTAAAAACGGCGAACCCAGCTAGTGCAAGTGAATCTAATTGAGGTATAGATTCAACTTTCAATTTTGTGTTTACGAACTGTAAGTATGTGTCAAACCTACCGTTTGAAGTTATGTTCGCTACAGGATAAGCAAACGCGGACAGTTCTTTTCTAAGCTGCGAGAACGCATTTGAATTATTAGGTAATTCTATTTTTACAACCCCACCGCCGCCGGTGAATATCTCATTAGCAGTTACAGAATTTTGTTCCTTCAGATACAAACGTTCTATGATTGAATAGTTCAGTGTTATTTTACTCGAATCGATACTTGTAATTGAACAAATACATTCCAAGATTACGTAAGAAAATACACTATCGTTTGTTGAAAACTTTTCGATCATACCATCACGTATAGTGGAAAGTATGAAGTTTCGATTTTCAGTATCAGACTTACCTAGTATAGACGGATTTAGCTTAGGAGCAAAATCATCAGCGGTTACAGTTGTACTTATTACAGAAACATTGTTTTTTAGTAGTCCTGCTTGTTTTGCAGATTGAACTGTTCTACCAACAAATGTTGTTTGAAGTTGTAGTATCTTCTGACTTTTATCATTATCATATTGTTGTTGTATTTCAGCTTGTGTTGCCATATAATAATACGCTATATCATACAAATGTTACTGATTTAGGTCTATCGCCACCGATTTTTTCTGGTAGTTTTACTACAAACTGATTATTTCGTAAATCTCTAAACTTATTAGAATCAGATTCGGATGGCCCTCCTGAAAATTCATTCACAAAAGCAAACTTACTTGCCAAGTTAGGAAGAGTACTTATAAGACGACTTAGTTGATTTATGTAATTGATATAGTCCCCACTGTTGACGGGAGTTCCTGACGGGCCTACTCCAGTTGGATGTGTCATCTGAACTATAGATGTGTTCATATCTATCAATACGTCCATCAAAAACTTCAAAAGATCTATCAGTCTATCACCCAATATCACAGGTGAGGTAGCATTGAAACCGATTGATATTCTGCCACCTTCTATTTCAACGATATTCTTTGCGTTCAGTGCAAGTGTGGCCTCTGTTGCGAACCCGATACCGGCTTTAGAGAATCCAACTATTTCTTGTTTGTTGGCATTCAATACGATTCTATCAGATGCTAGTATTATTTGATTTCCACCAAATAGGTTCTTTCTAAATAGCCCAATCTCCTTATCAAAAATAGATGGAGTATACTCGGAAGCGGGTTTGAATTTTACAGACTGCCCTGATGTAAGCCAGATGGATGCATCATCATTATCCGGACTTTCGATATGAAATTCATTGAAAGTTTTTTCATTTCGTTTTGGGTTTGTTCCATTTGAAATGATTGTAATCGGATTTCCGGTTGCACCAGTTCCAACACCCCATGTAGGATTTTGTTGGTATCTACGTCTCGTGTCAACCGTTGAACCTAGACGAATAGATTGACCCCATCTACCTTCAAAAATAATATCACCTGAGTAAGGCTGGATCGGAAATACGTCGAGTCTTTCTGGAAATGTAGGATCGATGGTATCTTTTACAAGAGTATTATCAGTTAGTCTTGATGGTAACCCAAGACTAGAATCAGTTGCCTTATTTGTATTATTCCGTTCATCTAAAACAACTCTGTTTGCACCAGGAAGTCCATTCTGGTGTACCGATGATTGAATTGAAATGGGTGATGTGTAATAATACTCACGACCACTACCAGCACCAGAATGATAGGCGGTTGGCCCCTTACAAACAAAAACTACCTCACCTTTTAGTGGTATTTGTTTTATGTTCGCGTTGATTGGTTTAGCCTGCACCAAGTCCATTGGTGAACCAGCCGAATCGGAATTCAGAAACTTACATTGAATAGTAAAAAGTCGGTTAGGAGTTTTATTCTCATAATCAACACTAACGACTTCTGCGGGCACCCATTCATATTCTTCGGCGTTAAGTATTATCTTTTTGGGATTCATCTATTTTTGTCTCCTCCTTTGTTTCACCGATGTTTTTTATCTCTTTTAGAAGAGCATCCTTTTCTTCATCTGTCAAGAATGAGCTTCCTTCATCCGTAGTTTTCGAGACCATACGTTGAACAACAGCAGCGAGTTTCACAAGATGTTCGTCATTCTTGACGGATACTTCCATGTAATCTTTGATTACGGGTACAAGTAAAGCCGCATCACCTATGTTTGTGATAAGAGGCTTCAAGTCCGCAATCAGAAGATTTATCTGACGGTCTTTCTTTTTTTGATTCTCGTAAATATCTTTTAGAAGATCCGAGAACTTTTTACTTCCAAATATTTCTGTATCAAAGCTCATAACTATAACTATGTTAGTCCTCAATAATGTCTTGAATGTCAAACCAATCCATATCGGCTATGTTTCTTCCGTCTGAATATGCCTCATAGAGTTTTCCGTAGATAAACTTGAACTTGGTAATGACATTTGTTATGTACTGTGTTTTTATACCTGTTCTTTCTCTAATGAGAATATATAGAGCCTTTTTATTGTAGTTTTCTATGTTGTCACGGGTTTTGAAAAGATACAATACCGAGTCTGCTACTTGTAAATCTCTGTTCTTTGTAAAAATCAAAGGCAAAAATTGTTCCATGATTTCTGCAAACATATCTATGAAGTCTTTTTGTTCGTCAATATATTCACTACGTAACTGTTCGTTTACGATATTTCGTTCAGAATCTATTGTCTCTAAACTATGTCTTTTCTTATAGTGATAATAGTTCTTGTTATTCTCAGCTATCAGATAGTTCTTTGCAACTATCGAAAAATAAGAAAACGCCTTGAACCCACTTTCTCCATCGTATTTACTTATCTTCTCATGTAAGAACGTAACAACCTCATGTTTTACATCTTCATGTGGGACATCGAAACTATAAAACTTGAATCGGTGTATCATAATCTCTGCCAACTTGTAAAATGCAGGATGAATTTTCTTCGTGTAGATTATGTTTCTAATAACCGGGTCTTCACACTTATTGTACTCGTTTATTGCATCCTCTGTTTCCTGTGTGAAATAGATATTCTGTTTCTTTTTCTTTACTTCCATAATCAGATCCTCTCTATTCTACCATTGAAAGAATTTCTTGATGTTTCTTCTTCCGATGGTTCATCATCTATTTCTAAGTAGACAGCAATATCATTGATTACTTTCTTTAGTTCATTGAAAAAGACTCCTACTTCATCATCCGCTTCAAATGAACCCTTTCTATCTAATTGTTTCAAATACGATTGTTGACTTAGTACACGGTTTCGCATGGAGAAGATAAAGTCTACATTTTCCTGAGCAACTCTTTCAAGTG